AAGCCGTTACAATTTACATAACGTTAGTTAGGTTGAATTTATGGCGTATTTTGCAAACCCTTGAAAACAAATGCAAAACGAAAAAATCGACCTTTTTAACCTCCATAACTCGCTGATTATCAGGCATTTACGCGCAAATGCCCGATAATCACAGCGTTACGGCGATTGTGTTCTAAATGGTCTATTTTTTGTTCTATTTGGGCACAAAAAATATTATGTTAAATTTACCATTTTTGTTTCCTTTTAACTTTCTTTTCCTTTCCTTTTCTTTCCTTTTGATTATTTTTAGTAACTTTTTGTGCTATTTTTTGCTACAGAAAACAGCAAACAGCATAAAATCACATATTTACAGCATGTTTCCTTTACTTTCTTTTTCTTTCCTTTCGATGTTTCTTTTTGTTTCTTTTCGTGTTTCCTTTTTTCTTTTTCTTTCTTTTCGCTTGTAATCAGCGATTTACGCGCTTTCCTTTTTTATCCTCGCGTTCTCTATTCCCTACCCGTCTTAATCTCACTTTGCCACCACCGCGACGCATACTATTTTCGTCCCGTTTCCGTCGATCTGGCGGCACTTCTCCCCTCGTCCGGTATTGCCCCCGTTTAAAAGTTCAACGCGATAAAATCGGCATCTTTTTGCGCTTCTGTGGCCTGTTGCTGTAACTTGCTGTAATTCACGCATTTCGCCGATCTCCTCCGGGGTGGTATAGTTGCCCGTCTTTGGGAGATCGTCGAAATTTGGGGCGTTTCCGTGCGAAATAGGGCATATTCAAGTATTGAACCCGGCCTAAAATCAGTACTTTGCCACCCCTAAACACACAAGGCCACAGATGTTGTTCATTTTGTCGCCAAAATCCGGGCCGCGATCAGATTTTTTGCCTAATGTTGTTCAATTTGGATTATTTTTACTAAGTGCTATTGCATATTTGAAAATCGCGTTTTATCTTTGCACCAGCAACCCACCCAAAGGCGTTGCACGTTCTTTCAAAGACTTTCCGCCCGCCTCGCTCCGGTCCGCCTTAGTTCTTAGGCACGCCGGGCACGCATCCGCAACACACGAGGAATTGAAAACGGCATTTCGCTAAACCGCGATACTAACACTATCGAAGCCCTTGCCGCCCTACACATTTCCGGCCCGCACACGATGCACACGGAAAGCCGACCAGCCCGCCACGGGGCCGAAGCCGTGGACGTTGGAAACCATGCCGCACCCGTCACGATACGACGAAAAAGGCTTGGCAGGGATAGGGACCCGAATAACCCGAGCGTTGCCCGCGTGTGATTGTACGAAAGGGCCGCGGAACTGAAATACAGACAACCGCGATAGATACCCGCATAGGCATTACACCAGTCACGGGGGCAAGAAAGGACGCAAACAACCCGCGTCCGGAAAGCGAAAGAGGTTGTAATATTTGGTCCGGATTAATTCAGAATTGAGGCGGCAACGCTTGCGGTTCGCTTACCGCGCCGGACCTCTAAACCATTAAACCACACTATTATGAAAGCATTTTATTTTCTTTCGGCTGTTGCAGAATTGGGTATCAGCAATGACGCGTACGCCCTTTTCACCAAAGACGCTATTATTGACGGTGCGACTTTTGGGGGTTCGATACTGTTCGGCACGATCCCGAACGGCTCCGACATGGCGGCTGTTTGGGGCGATTCCGAGGACGGGCGCGACCTTATAGCCAAAATCAAGGACACCCCGGTAGCGTGTGTCCAGACTGAAAACCAATTTATTTTTATCTATGAAATGGAATAGCCGCCGGGCCGCGGAAGTCTTTTTTTGGGCTTGCTTTCTCGGGGCCTTAATTATGTCATTAATCGTAACCAGTGAATTATGAAAAATTTCAAATTTGACCTTAACGCAAAGGTCGCAATTTATGTTCCCAGCACCACGGATGTCAATGTCCCGACCGATAATAAAAAGTTCGTAAACAAAGTGATGACTAAATTTTCGGAGTGGTTCGGGGGCTGTACCTCAACCCCGGCCGTCGGGGGTTGGGTGTCGAATTCGGGTGCGCTTGTGGTCGAAAATGTGATTATCGTGTACGCTTTTTGCACCCCGGAATCCTTCGGGGAGCACTTCGAAGAGGTCATGCAGTTAGCGACCGAAATACGCGACGAAATGAAACAAGAGGCGGTAACGCTTGAGTATAACGGGCAAGTCAAATTCGTGTAGTCATGGACAAGGGAATGAAAAAAGTGGTCAATCTTGTAACTAATTACATGTCGGCACTTTGCGAAACGGGGCGCGTTCCCGGTCGCGTAGATCGTAATATCGAAGCCGGGACCGCCGTCTATTTTCCGGGCGGCGGTGCGTCGGAGGTCATAGAAAGCCCGGAGGATTGCGCACGGGTATTAAACGAGTATTTTCTATGACACTGAAAAACGCGGTAACGAAGGGTGTGAAGGCGTGGCGGGATCGTCGCGTCGGGTACTGGCTTTGTATCGACCCAAAGACGGGCGAATACTACCTACTGACTTCGGCGGCTTTGGCTGAGTTGAACGGCTTGAAGGCAATGTACCGTCTTCCGGCGGTGTATTACCGGGCTGTGTTAACGCGCGACTGGAAAGTGAAATTAGGGCCGCACGTTATCGGGGCCCACCTCGACACGTCCGCCTATATTAAGGATTTGGACGGGTTTTTTGACCGAATAGAGGCGAAAAACAAGGTCGAATTAAGGAAAGCAATCAAAAAACGGTTATCTTTATGACATTCGAAGAGGCTAAACAGCAGGCAATCGATCGGTCGGAGTGGGTTCTATGCCACGGCGCTGGCTACTACACAGCCCGAACCCCGGATGGCCGAGACATCATTGGAAAGGGCGAAAACGGGGTTTTCGTCGGCGGGGAATATCGGCGGATTGTGGTTCGGGTACACAAGGCGACCGAATCAATCGAGGTGTATTTTGGCATGGAACGAAACGGCCTAATTTCCGCTTTAGAGGTCGGAGGGGATCACTTCGAAGCCGGATTAGAATACTACCGCCGCGAGACCCGCCCGGCGACGGAGGCAGAAGAGAAGGAGGCGGTCAAGTATTTACGGGCACGCAATTACACACACTTTAAACTATCGAAACGATGCGCACTGAAACGATAACGATTTACAGCTACTCCGAACTTTCGGAGGAGGCGAAGGCCACGGCTTACAAGGCGTGGGAACCCGACTATGCGTTCGAGGCCGACAACCGCCGCACGTTGGAGGCGTTCTGTACTGCCTTCGGAATCGAGGTGACGGAGTATGTATACAATTCCTACTGCCATTCGTTTCGGTGGCGGGCGAAAAACGAGGGGGACGAAGAGATAACGGATAATGAATATATCCGGCACTGCTTGTCCCTCTTCGAGCCGACCGGGTTTTATTTGGACGACGTGATCCTCGGCCCGGCCAAACAACCGACCGAAGGCAAGGTTTTCGGCAACGTCATCGAGGAGTGTTTAGAGGCGTTTTTCTCGGCGTGCTGTCAGGACGTCGAATATACGCAAAGCCAAGAATATTTCGCGGACTTCGCGGAAAATAACGAACTTGAATTTTACGAAAATGGTATTTGTGTACGACATCGGTAAAAGCCGCTGGCAGGCGGACTTCGGCCGCGAAGCGCTGGAGTTCGGGCGCGATCACTTCACCATCGACACCGGGAACTATGTTATCACGGTGGACCCGAAGAGATACCGGATTTTCGACCGGGCGGCGGGCAAACCGCTGGTGAACGGAGTGGTCCGGATCGACGAACAAGACATGAAGGATATTTTGGCCGCCGCGCCTAAGAGCCAGCGCGGATGGATTCGAACCCGGCTCGGATATATGGTAGTACTATGAAGGCATACACAAGCATCCGCGAGGCCGTAAGCGATTTGAAGGCCCGCACCGGGCACGGCTATGTCTCCTATTTTGTGAACGGTACGCAAGTAGGAGCCGCCGACTACCGAATGGCAGAAGGCGAGGAAACGATTTACCGGAGCGGTTTAGAAATAAGAGCAGAAAAACATGACACGAGAAGAATATCGCCGGACCGTTAAAAGCGGTGGCATGTACACGACGCGCGACGTTTACGGGAACCCGCGCTTTATTATCCACTTCCTCGATCTGGTCCACGAGGATCACCCCGGCGACCATTGCGATAAAATGGAAGAGGCCCGCCGGATGGCGAACAAGCACGGCGGGCGTAAGTACCGCGGCCGGGTCTTCGGCGGGGGCTTCGTTTTTCAAGCGTACGGACTGGATTTATTGATCGACGAACTCTACAACGACATCTACGAAAAGGATCGCTAAATACGAGACCAACGACGGCCACCTCTTCGATACTCGGGAGGAGGCCGTGAAACACATCGACGCGAGCATCGGAACGCTAACGAGCCGCATTTCTCACGCGCTTCTTAACAAGAAGTGGAGCGAGATCGGGGACTGGGTCCTCGACAACCTCAAGACATTCAAAGAATTAATAGACCTTAACAACGAACTGAACGATGAAACAGACGAGTGAGAAGATTATTGCCGCCGCCGAGGAGCGGGGCTGGATCAATGAAAACGAAATTTTGCTCCTGAAACGGAGGCGCAACCGGGGTGAGCGAATCCAGATCGAGAACCCGATCCCGGTCAGCTATGACCAAGCGCAAAAGGGGTTCGCGTGGTTGTGGGACAAGTACCGGACACCGAGGGGTGCCGAGCGCAAAAATAACCCCTTCACGAATCCGGAGGAGAAGGCGTTGGAGTGGGCAAAGATGCACGGGGCCCGGTTCACCTTCAACGGCTTCTACGGAACCGGAAACAACTGGCATGAACCTATTTACGAACTTATCACGCCGATCTGCGACATACAATATATTGTCACCCTCGGCCAAATCCAAAGAGCATGAACACAAAATCCTTTTCCGAGGTTGCGAATAAAGTAATGGCCCGGATAGAAAGAGTAGCGAGGTACGAGGGGGTAGTCACTGAAATATTGAGCCGCGTTTTGGGCGACGAAGACATCCCGACCCCCTGCATCGAGGTAGACACGGACGAAAATGTGAACCTTGTGTACGAACTCAAAGAGGCACCGAAAACCAGTCGGATAACGATACTTACGGCCGTGTTCCCCAGCATGACGAACAAGGGCGGCAACAAACTCAAAATATATTACGATGATATTTTCTAAAAAACGAGCAGGAGTTCATAGTCGAACAAATGCGGCGCGTCGGTATCGAAGTGTACGCGGCAACGGAACATTTCGTGACCTGCAAGGGGAATTCATGGGTCCCTTATGCGGTCGCGGTGGCGAAACGAGCGAACGCAAAGGTAGAAGTCTTCAAAGAGCCGACCGGAGGGTTCTGCTACAAGTTCCAGCCCGATCTCGGGTCGTGGACGTGTGTAGACTCCCACCGTATCACCTTCATGCGGCACAACAAGATCGAGAAGCGTTTCGAGCGTCTCCGGGTCAAGGACGTTGACGACAAATACACCCGGTATATCAATCGGGACCGAACCAAGAGCGGCGAGTATATTCCACTGAGACTTAAAATATACCGCTCCGAATCGTGGGAGTATACCGAGATTGAAGAGGCGGCCGTCGAAGCGTTTTTAAAGGATAACGGGGATTCCTACATCATGGAGGAAATGATCCTCGCGGCAAACTTTCTTATGCCATGAAGGAATTCATTACATTGCCGGAAGAGTGCACCGACATTCGAGCAAGTAACTACAACTGGCGTTTCAAGTTCCTGCACTTCTACCGCGATGGCGACCGATTCGGTTACGTCGAGGTAGGGAACGAGCGCCACATCGAGGAGTACGTCCCGGCATTTCGAAACACGCAAGACTTACAGATGAAGTGCTTCAAGTGTTTCGGGAACCGGGTGAGCCTCAACAAGACGAAGGAAATTTACAAGGGCATCGACAAGGTGGCGGAGACCGTGCAGGACTTCGCCGACCGGAAATGGCCCGAATACCGCGCCGCTGTACGGGCGGCGGAGGAGAAAGAAGCAAACGAAATTTTAAATCAGATACTATGCAACATGTAGAGATCGGACAGAAAGTTGTCCGGAGCAAAGGAGATTACGTTGTCGGCCGGATCGGTGAGGTCGTGGAGATCGACAACGAAAAGAAGCGGGCGCGGGTCTACTGGCTCGGCGAAAACCTGCGGACTTGGGTGAAGTTCGACGTCATCGAAGACGTCAACATCCCCTACATCATCACGCACACCGGGCGGTTCCCGAAATACGAACGGCGATGAAACGAATCATCGAGCGGCGGACGAACGTGAACTTCTGCAAGCGTGTAGAGGTCTGGCAAGGGTACAGAATCATCGACCGATACCTAACCATTCCGGGCTGGAAACTGGAAGGCTTCACGGCGGTGAACCCGAGAACGGACACTCCTATCTTCGGCAAGACGTGGGGTAACAATTACGAGGGTTTTCTTTCGAACCTTGCCATCCAAAGTCCGGACAAGTTCCCGCCCGAGATCGCGTGGCGACGGTATCTGGACTACTTCTGCCGCCAACGAATACTTCCCGGTCCCGTGATAGCAAAAGACTACGAGGAGGCCATGCAATATGGCGAAGTGTCGCATCATTACGAACTGAGCATTGAAGGCCACACCGCGACCGTGACCTTAGACAAGTACTACACATTTAAACTGACAAAACTATGACACTGAATCAAGCGATCAAGACGCTGAACATCGAGGGCCGCCGACTGACGGTCCCCAGCGTCCGCAAACTTACCGGAATCAAGAGCGACACGGTGATCCGGGCCGCGATAGACAAATTTAAGGCCGATTTGAGCCGCAAAGAGAAAGAAAAGGAGGAGAAGTCCCAGATGAACGTGAAGTACGCTGAAATCGTCGTAAGATGGCGAAAAAACCGCACATGGGGATCGACCTGCACCGCCGAGGCAAAGGTAAAGACCGAGAACGAAGAGTGGCATCACTACACCTCTCCGGTCGTGATCGGTTGCGGGTACGACAAGCATTCGCAGGCCCTCTCCTACGTCTTCAACGCCTTTTTCAAGGGCATTATCTGGCGACTGACTCCGGCAAAAGTTCGGCGTCGGGCGGAGAAAATGGGGCCGTACTACACCTCGCGTGGTAAAGGCAGGTGGGTAGGAGTCCCGTGTGCCATTTGCATCAGCGACTATGGCCGCTACTGGCAGGGAGCCATCGGGACGGGTCCCTATATGGAGGCCGTGGAATTTTTGGGTGGCAAGATGCGGCATACATACTGCTCGGACGACCTCGACATCTGGACAATAAAATTCTAAATATATGCTGACAATCTTAATCTATGCCGTCGCGTTCCTGACCTTCGGCGCCGAACTATTTAACAACTACGACGGAAAAAAATGAAAATCGGAGATGTTTATATTCACACGATAACCAACACCCGGCTCCGGGTCGAGGAGATCGTGGATGAACGAAAGGGGGATTTTACGGCGTACTTGAGACCCGAAGACCCGACGTGCAGGAGCATGTACGGGTATATGGCGGATCACGGACGCTACCCCTTTCCGGTGAAATTTGTCGAGGAGGAACTCGAAAAAGAAAACGGATCGTTTAAACGAGGATAGCCATGAAGGTAGGAGACACTTATATGTACTTGCCCGAGGAGGTTGTCTTACGGGTGAACAAGATCGAAGGAGATGCGGTTTTTATGGGCCCGAAATACCGCCGTCTTCGGTTCTTGTGGAGCGACAACAAAGGCTACCCGTTCTGCATCGACCATGTAGATAACGAATCGGGTCCATTCAAAAAACTGAAACAATGAAATTCAACGGAGAAATCATGCACTTCCATCCCAGCAGGGCCGACCGCTTGCTGGGGTTCAACCAGTCCGGAGAACTTTGGGCCGTGGTTGGAAAGATCGAGTTTAGCAACACCCGACCGATAGGCGGCTGGGTTCGGCTGTACGGCGACGATAGCGCCACAATCACCACCATCGAAAGTAACGCGATCGGAACGATCATGGTGCGAAAAGTGTTTCCGGTGCAGAAATCCATCATCGAGACTGTTGTCGAAGAGAGAATATTCGTCGCCTACTACAACGACCCGAAGGAACGGGCCAATGTGAGGTACGAGTTCAAGCTATCGAATCCGTGCGAAAACCCGATGATGCGCAAGTACATCGAGACCCACATCGACGAACTGATCTACATGTTGCCCGGAGGCGGCATCACCTTTATGTATAACCCCGATGACAACCGGACGGTCGGTTACATCACAAGAATCGAGTAAATTATGGCAACGTTTTTAAGCTACATCAACAACAACGAACTGCTCAGCCGCCGCTTCGTGGCGAAGTGGTGGGACGCAGACTCGATGTCCTTCTCAGAGCACAAATTCACTTTGGGCGACGAAGTTAGCGACAGCGATTACGAGTTCAAATATGCGCTGGCCGACGAGATCGACGAAATCATTGGGCTGGAGATCAACGATGCGCACTTCATGTCTTTCAACCGGGACGACGACCGACACAAGGGCGTCGTCGTAAGGGTGTCGTAAAGGAAAAGGTATTATAATAAGGGAGTTTTAACTTGCAAATTAAACATTTATCTTTGCGTCATGGAAGGAGGATCAACATTCACGATAGGTAAGGGCTTCGGCCAGATGCTCCAGCGGATTGCGTGGGAGAAGTTGACGGAAAAACACAACCCCAGAGAGGCGGTCGAACTTATCACGAAGTCGCTTCCGGGGTGCACCGAAGGCATGGCCGTTGATATTCTGGACGGCAAGATCACCCTCGGTGAGGACGAGGCAACGCAGGAGGTAACGGGCACGCCCGGAGCCGGAGGAAAGTTCAATGACTGGATTAGGGCCCAGCGCGTCCTGTTGGAAGAAGAGGCGAAGGAGTGGGTAGAGGTTCTCGAACGGCTCCGGCAGACTATCGCCGACGCTGGCGGCAGGTTCGAGTTCACGGTGCGATACCCCGAACTTATTAGCTACCTATCCGGCAACAAAGATGCGGGCCTTCTCGATTATCCTCGTTCCAATGTGGTCGAAGAGATCAAGGGGACAGTAGAAGGGGCGAAGAACTTCTTCGTGAAGGTTAGCGAAGTGTACGAGGTTATCGTATGGATGTGCGATGCGCTGAACACGTCCCGAGCGCTCTTTTCCGATTCCGTTCTTCGTGTACGAGCGATCCTCGATTCCCTCGCGTGCTCCGATCCCGAAGTAGAGGCTCCCATCCGGAAGCAGGATTTCCAGAAGCAACGGCTGTCGGAGTTTATGGAGAACGAAATGAAAATAGAAGAGTACCACAAAACCGAGTTGGAGCCCGTGGAGATCACGGAGGGGTACGACGCCGGGTGGCTGTCGCCCGATGGTGAGTTCTATGGCCTCAACGGGAGCACGGGAAACCTGCTCCACCTCAACATCGCCGAACGGTTGCTCGCGTCAAAAAAGATTCCAGTCAAAGAGATGCGGAATCCGGATCGCTGGCTGGAGGAGAACGGTTGGGTGAAGGTACACCACGACTGGATTCTATTCTCAGGATCGTTCTACGGAAAAACTCTCACCGACGTCCAGATCGAAAAGCTATATCGCTATGGACAAGTATGTCATCGGGGCGTATTACGTCTCGGAACAGCACAAACACAAATAACCGCGGTACGGCTCCGCGCAACTGAGCCGCTAATGCTTAATAAATTACTGAATTAAAACTATGAAATTCGAGAGAAGACTTCACAATGGTAAATGGGCCGCCTACGTTCGGGTGCTGGGTATCTGGTGGTTCATCAGAGATTTCGACAACGCGAAAAAGGCTGGCTATTTCGTCAGCATCGCAATGGGCCAGAACTTTCTTCGGCCACGCAAAGAGAAAAAAGTACCACCCCCCCCCGCCGCACCCTCGGTTATGGGCTCGCATGAGTTTGAGGGAGACTCCGGCGACGGGCCGTACCGCGTCGGCTCCGAGATTCTCGTCACGGCCATCCGGAACCCCTTCGACGATACGAAGAAGTGGCCTATGGCGGAACTCCCTAACGGGACGATAGCCCGTATCACATGTATGCCCGATAGTTGTGTCTACATCCCCTACGGCTCCAAATGCCGAGCCCGTATCACGGGCATCACCAATATGTCCACCTCGGTGGCTGTACTTCAAATATTCGAATAACATGAAAAAGAATTTCGACTGGCTTGCTCCGGCTCGCTGGGATCACAAGAACATGAATTTCGTTGAGGCCATGCTCGGCGACTACTTCGACGAGGATAAGTGGGCGGAGATGTGGAACGAAATAGAGGAGGCGAAAAAAGCCTTCGAGAAGAAAAACAACCGCATCGCGCTTATGACCGAAGCCTCCGAGATCATTCTGGGCGTTTTGGAGAAGAACATCAGAGTGAAGCCGAACCGCCGAGATCAACTACTCATTATCATCGGAATCGAACTCGGAATGCAACACCAAAAGATCAACGGCATGAAGATCGCGGCGATGCAAGCCGTAACCAGAGAGAAGGATGGAGGTGCTTGCTGATAACAACGTCGTCGCGCGAAAGGATCACGTCTGTAATTTCTGCTCCGGCGAGATCAAAAAGGGGGAGAAATACAATATCCAAACCATCAAGGACAACGGTGAGATATACACATGGAAGGCACACCTCACATGCCTGATGGTAGTCAGGGATGCTGATTACGACGATGGCCTCACGCAAGAGGATTTCCGGCGCATTGTGATGGAAGATTACGCCCAGCAAGGGAAATGCCTCGGTTGTCCCCACAAAGATGACAAATGCGCCGAAATGCAGTCATTCGAGGAGTGCCTTCCCTATGTTGTAAACTATATTTATAGCACATGAAAAAGTATTGCATCTACACTCGCGTGAGCACCGAAGAGCAGGGGCGATCCGGCCTCGGTTTGGAAGCCCAACTCGATCAGTGCCGCGAATATATTGCCCGCACACACGGGCAGAATATCGGCGAGTTCCGTGACATTCGCAGTGGAAAGGATCGGAACCGACCGGGCCTTCGTCGCGCGATGGAATTGGCCGCGCGTGAAGGTGCAACGTTGATCGTCGCTAAACTGGATCGTCTCTCCCGTGATGCGGAGTACGCGCTGTATTTGCGCAACACGGGGGTCGATCTGCTGGCGATAGACTACCCCGAGGCGACAACGATCACCTTTTGCCTCGCTATCGGCTTGGCTCAAACAGAGCGCGAACTTATCTCGGGCCGAACAAAGTCGGCACTCGGCGTCCGGAAGAAGCAACTCAAGGAGCAGGGCTTCTTTATTTCCAAGGCCGGGCGCCGGGTAACGAGGCTCGGGAATCCACGACCCCAGCGCGGGCCGATGTCTCCGGATCAACTGGCTCGCCGGATGGAGCGGATCGCCGAGAACCGGGTTGTGGACCCGCGCATGGTCGAAGCAAAGAAGTACGCCCTCGCATTACAGCGCAAGGGCTGGTCGCTGGCCGAGATCGCCGACCACTTCAACGAAGTGGAAATCGAACGGCCTCGCGGCGGAAAGTGGCACAAAATTGCAGTCAAACGAGTATTAGAATACAACGATGCAGAGTAAATTCAAGATCGGCCAGACGGTGTTCTGGACCAAGAACAAGCGCTGGTATGTAGTCGAGGCGAACATCAGTCCGGTATTCGTGGCGTTGGAAGGCTACCCGAACCCGGTCCCGGTCGCGGAGATCAAGACCGAAGAGGAGGTGAACGAGATCAAAGATCAGGCAAACAGCGAGTACGACTTCCGGATCGGAACCGCCATCCTCTTGGCGGGCGTTATCGCTCATTACGGGCTCGAAACGGCCAAAGATAGTCTCGGTGATGTTGTAGACATCGCTAAAAGCATAGGAGAGCTATGAAAAATCGAATCGAAGTAAGAAATCATTAAAAAAGCAAAGGTCATGAACGTGTACTACAAAGTGAAACCCGGCTCTCCGACGTGGAAGCGGGTACTTGAGTTCGAAGAAAAGCGGGATCGCGTCTTCGAAATCCAGAAAAAAGTGCTGACTAAGCTCGGCATCGCCACCTACAAACGTTTTGGCGGGGTATTTTACAGCATGAATGTCCTCCCGGTAACGTTTACTTCGGAGGAAGCGAAGGTCGGATGGAAAAAGGTCCGGGGCGAGAACCACTACAAACTCGACACCAAGAGCCCCGAGTACAAGCGCATCAAGACCGAACTCGAAACGATTCCGACGGTGTACAAACACGAACTATCCTCGGCTGTGGGTATCGAAACGAAGATATTCACCCCCGGTTTTGCTCACGATAACAAGGCCAAGGAGATGGTCGTGTGCGTTGACTTCGGCTGGATCGGCGACCTGACCGACTTCGAAGAGATTCTTGCGTCTGAGTTCAAAAGAGTCAGCGACAATGTGCAGTAAGAAATTCGGCATACGGCCGGAGGAGGTAGTGCCCGGCGCGGACGTTTACTACTACCACTACATCTCCGACGTTGATCATAGCGAACCAGTCAAGACCAAGTTCCGCGGCATGCCGTGGCAACTTGGGTCTGGCGACTGGGTTGTTCGCGTGGAAAACGTCGTCGGTGGAGTTTCTCTCGATCACTTATCATTCAATCGCTATGTATAATCTCGAATACGACCGGGTGAACGATTTGTTCGCCGAATGCGCCTACCCTATCGGCGAGAAGCCGAAGGGTCCGGACATCATCGTGGATTCCATCAGTGGGGTCCAGTTCATCTACCGCAAGAAGTTCCAGAAACATCTTCCCGAGATCGGGAAGATGATCGACGATCTCCCCGACGAGTTCTTCGATCTATCCGGGCCGTTCTCGCTCCTCGCAACGCGCCGCGACGGTACGATGTGGACCGGAGAGCCGATGGTCATGGAGAAGTTCCTGATCTTGGCTATGGCCGCGGGGCTTGCGAAGTTCACGCTTCCGCGCTCGGCATGGAAATTCCTACCGAATCAACTCCCCTACATCCACTTCGACCGCTATGAGGCTGGAGGAAAATGAGAAGGTTATTTGCCTTGACCGGGCTGTCCAGATCGAGTGCGACCTCCGGATGTCGGATGTGCGCGACAAGCGCCGAACGACCGAGCGGTTCTTCGCGCGATACGCTATCATCCAGATACTGCAAGAGATCGTTCCGGGCATCAAGGACGAGCAGATAGGGGCGTACATCAACCGAACGAGGTGCGCGGTCATCAACGCAAGGAAGACCCGTAGCGCGATGATCGAGACCGATCCGGCGTACCGGGAACTGGAGGATCGGATAAGAGAGCGTTTAAACGAACTTCTTGGGGGCATGATGATCCAGAAGGTTCGCATGTACGGAATTATGCGTCCGGACGGCCATATAGACCCAAGTACCCTCAAGTATGAAGATTATGTGGGCTCTACGCCCGTACAAGTCATTATCAAGCATGCAATTAGATGAACTATGGCTATCCATTATAATCGTAATGGGAGCCCTGATATACTACTGCATGGGTAAAATAGAGGCCCTTGAAGAAAAACTCTATCAACTTAAAAATCAAAACGAAAATGCAGAAAAGCGAATTGATGGCGAAGATCGCCGAAGAGACGGGCATCACCAAGACCGTCGTGAACAAGGTGTGTGAGACGTTCATGGACAAGATCGTCGAGACCCTCAAGAACGGGGAGAAAGTCTCCCTCAAGGGCTTCGGAACGTTCAGCGTGAAGGCGTGCCCCGCGCGGCCGGGCTACGACATGAACCGAGGGAAGTCGGTCACGATCCCGGCCCAGAACCGCATCTCGTTCAAGTTCTCGCCTGCGGTGAAGGACGCCGTGAAGTAGAACAACGGGAGGGGCCTTCGGGTCCCTCCTTCATTTAAAACCAAATAGCAATGAAAAGCAGTGATTATTTACGGGCGTTCAAGAACCGCGACCTCAACAGAGAGATCGACTTCGCCCAAGCGAAGTGGAAGGAGCACGACCACCACACCTTCGGCGACTTTGCAAAGTGGTTCGAAAATCAGTCGTCGCCGGGGTGTAAACTCACGATTGAGTGTATGTGCGATCCGGAGTTGGTCAAGCGGTTCGAAAATGTTCCGCTGATACTGATAGACCCCATGTGGTTGGCCGCCACGGGAAAGGCCGGGGTTGATATTGTCTCTATGTTCGAATATCATCGGTTCCTCTTCTACAAAGATTTGTACGCCGAAATTGGAGTGTTCGGACCTCCGTCTCTCCCGTCATACGAAAGGGCGAAATTCTTGGTCGAAGCGTATGAGAGGTCCTACCTGAATGGGAGTCCTATATCGTTGGCCGCAATGTGCGATTGGCTGGATCGAAGCGCTGACCCGGAAGCAAGGGAGTTGCGCTACTTAATCATACGGGATCGTGTTTGGTACAACGACTACAAAGATGTAGACGTGGACATGATCTCGTCTCGCCGGGTCGCCACCTTGAACGGTATCGGGCCGCGTCGTACCGCCAGATTTGAGCACTTCAAAGATGCCTTTTTGGAGCAGATAAGCTAACGACCATTAAATCAAACAATTATGGAAGCAAGTAAATTACGTGAGCTCGAGGAAATGTGCAGAAAGCACGATTGGACCTATGATTGGTCTGAAGATTCCTCCACCTGGGATAAAGGAGCTGCGGAACGTGCAGAGCTCGACAAATTTTTCGATGCCTTTCAAGGTATGGATCGGTTGGAAGCTCTTCGTATCTGGAACACTCATGCACCGGATGTAATGCAGCGGCCTTTTCCAAAGTCGATCTATCTGAGCGGTAAGATAACGGGCCTATCTCTCATTGAGGCGAGTAAGAAATTCTCCGAAGCTGAGCGAATCCTCGTCGATGTTGCAAAGGTGATTAACCCTTATGAAATAGGGCTTCCCGATGAACACCAATGGATTTCGGAAGGTATCAGCGAAAAAGAGCGTTGGGAAAGGCACATGGACCGGGATCTCGACCTGCTTCGCAACTGTGACTGTATCTATATGCTCGACAACTGGAAAGAGAGCACCGGGGCCATCATCGAGATCAAGGAGGCTATTTCGCATAACATTCAAGTTGTAGGCCATGTTACCAACGACGATATCGCAGAGCTCCGGAAGATCATGCTGTTCGAAGCCTTGCATCGTTGATACGACGGGTAGCTCAGGTGTAAAAAAGCTACCGGGGTTAGACGTGGAGCTCAACGAAAGCACTGGTGTCATCACCTACACATCTACCGAATTAGTGCCGTTATCGGCAGGTACCACATTATTGCTTTGTTTCGAATTGGCCGATTCCGATGCTCGGTTTAGTCCGTGCGGAAATGTGGTTGTGTATTATGATTTGCCTCCGGCGAACAATTTATGGGGAATGATTGCAGGATTCTTCGATAACGCAACCAGTTCTAATGGGTTCATCAACGCCCGGCGCCGTGGAGCAGGAATCATTGATTTTCAATGTTTGAGCGCATTAGTAGACGGGTATCCATCCCTCCAAGTGTACCTCAAGCATATCCTTATACTTGGATAGCAAATCAAAGCCCCTCGTTTTGAGGGGCTTTTCAATTACTTGCCTGAAATGTTGTATATTCCGGTTATTGAGTAGGAGACCAATGGGAAGTTGCCAGAACCAATAAACAAGAGGGTAAAGTCCTTTTGCCCCACAAGTATTTCTTGGGAGTTGTACAACGACAAGCCGTAGTAGTCTCCATTGTCGCTCCAGTTATCCAAGAAGTCGAGGCAGACATCGAAGGTAGCGGTTTGGTCGATCATATAAGGGTGATTTGGTTTACGCTTTTTTTTTGCGTATATTTGGAGCGGTTATGGACATCATCAAAGCACTGACGCGGGAGGCTCATGCGGCCGGGATATGTGAGGATCATTTCAAGCAGATGCTCACGGAAGATACCCCTGCGCTCTTCGATCACTTCAAAACTATGATTCAGGAGTGCACTTTTTCCGGGTTTCCTTCGGTTGAGTTGATTCGCGCGTGCTGGGATAAGAAAGACTTGAATGCGGCTGGTATCTTCGTCCAGCAGACGGTAGATACTGAAGCCGTTCAAGGAGTCGATGTTTTTTGGCTTTGCGAAGGGACGGTTCGGGTTAAGGAGTGGGCCGTGGTGCATGCCTATGTTGCATACGGGAGCAACCTTAAATTCGAGGTAGCACCGAACGCAATACTGATCCTCGACATCTTCGACGACTCCCCGGTGAGGATCAACAACAAGTCCGTAAAGCCCGTAACCGTTTACCAGTGGGGACACCGCGTCCCGGTATTCAAAGGCAACATACGAATCAAGCGCAAGAAATGGAAGCCACAAGGGATTGCCGCCTCCGCTACCAAGTAGCTGACGGAGAGGTTCGAGATATGCAGACGATGGGATTTCACCTGATGGAATCCCCTGATATTCTTGCGCCCGAGAAACGCTCCTACGAAGAGGAGGACTATCCGGAGCGAGACGGTGTGAAGATTTACCCATACACGGTAGACAAGGCTTTCGAGTACACCGTAAAACTGCTCTACTTCGGCGAACTCGAAACGATGAACAGCGCTATCCGCTCGCTATGGAACTCCTTTTTCGAGCCCACCAATAACGGCGACGTAAAGAAGGCTCTCCCGGTCACAATATACAACCTATACAAAGGCGTGAAGATCGTAGGCTACCCGACTAAAATGCCGGGCTCCGAGACCATCGTGCAGGTCATGCAGGGCGCATTCATCTTCGAATTGACGCTCTATGTAGCCGAGCCCAACAAGTGCAATTTTAACTACCAAGACAATGGCTAAATACGGCAAAAATAACTATTTCGACGGCGTTATCCTTCCCGAACCAAAGGAGGAAATGTTGCGTCGCATGGCGAAGGGAGTGAAGATGGGATATAACCAATACGTTGATAAATCCGCGTCTACAATGTTTAAAAGCCCATCCATGCCTATTGGCACTAATGACTTTACGCTGGAGTATTTCGGCAATTTATATGGAGCGATAAGTTCAAACACGCCTCTCATATTCAATGCCAATGCCCCTTATGTGTACTGGAAGGGATGCCTGTTAATATACGGAACATCTCAAATTGCCGTTCGATGGATAATATTTGAGAAGCCGTCGTCAGGTGATCTGCTTCTTGATTCCATTGATTTGAAGGCGGGGGCTCAAGAAAGTATTCTCCACCTTGCGCTTACCCGTAAGGGCACAACCGTGAAGGTATATATCAACGGTGAACTGAAAGCGACCAAAGAACAGTCGGCAGTTAAAGATTTAGGGGATTTTCGGTTGGGTATGGCCAACAGCTCCAATATGGTCATGTCCCGCATCTACAACTACGCCCTTTCCGCGGAAGAAGCTGCCGCGCACTACAACGATGGTGATCCCGCTGGGTATGTGCTTCCCGGCACGATGAAGGGTTTGACGCCGGTTGAAATCACCGGTGAGAATTCCTATACATGGACGGGGGCAGATGACAGCACTCATGGAAAATTGATTCCTATATCCAGAACGTTGAACGTCGGTTCTCGGTATCGCATATCGGTCACGGTATCCGACTATGAAGCCGGAAGCCCATTCATCAATATATCCGGTACAGACTCGGCATTTATTCCAAGCGCAAACGGGACGTACGAGTTAGAACTCGCGTATACAGCTGATTACCCAAACAGAATTATTCTGTATGGCGGACAATATAAAACAGATCGTCGTCTGACATTAACAGTCAATAGCATCGAACCTGTCGGATGCATCGCCGAGTACCTGCCGCAGAACCTAATACCTACCGCAGAAGGTTCCGTTGTCCAGTGGCTCGACTCGGCGCCCCAGCTTCCCGAAGCGAATGGCATCCTCCCGCCGCTGGATGCTTCGGTCGGCGGGTATGATCTGGCGGCGATAGGAAACCCTAAAATAATCATATAGCATGGTAATCAAGTCGCTGGTACCCGCCCTGCTCGTCTACGATAACAAGGTGATGCTCTACAACAACAAGGCCATCACCTTTAATCTTTTGGCGAATGAGATCGAGATAACCAACTTCACTGTCAACGAAGTTGACATGGGGGAGTCGGTCATCACGATGGATGTCCACTTCGGTCCCGAGGAGGAGCCGGGGTTCAATCTGAACTGGACCGTACAATACAACGGCGAGACATATCACCTCAAAAGCTATGCGCCTCCGGGTATCAAGGACCTCAAGTCGCTTCGGTACAAGTACACGCTCACCTTCGTTTCGGAGCGGGAGGACCTCAAGTTCTACCCGTTCTCAAACATAATCAAGCTCACCGACGGCACACTCCAGACCATCGGTATGAAATTCGCATTTTTAGCCGATTTGACGGAGTTTGTTGGTCGGCTGAGGGATAACCTCGCCTACTACTACGGAGCGCGTTGGAAGGTGATTCTGAACCCCGATATGGAGATAAATCCGTTCCGGGCTACCGTGAGCGTTGACAAGACGACGATCTGGGATGTGCTGACCCAGCTATACGAGCTATACAGCGTCCGATGGAGTATCGAAGAAGACAACGGCCAGATCAGCATTAAGGTCGGCTTCCCGGCGCCGGAAATCGAGCACATCTTCGACTATGGCGACGTACCTATGGACGAAACGAACGCGGACGGGACCGGACTGGTTTCGATCCAGCGCGTGAATGACCAGACGGACATCTACACCCGGCTGATCGGCCGCGGATCGACACGCAACCTCCCCTACCGCTACTTCAAGGGCGCGGCTGGGGCATTCGTCGGAGACCCCGATGCAAACGCGATCACCGAGCTCTCCTACTACTCCAACCTCATGCCGAAGTCGTACCGCGACTACGTTCGGGGCTGGAACGATGCGACGGCCGGAAAAGACCCGGCCGAAGGCAATAACCCGTACTACATGCTCGGCTACTCCGACATGAAGGCCGGGCGACAGATGTACCCGTCCGACTATGCCGACTCTCCGATGCAGGAGAAGTGGGGCGTTCGGGTCGGGGTGCTCGAAGACAACGAGGAGATTTACCCTTCGATCCAGAATGTATGGCTTGGCACACTTGGCCGGGCCGACGAGGTGATTGCGGTCGAGGAGGTGACGAATGATAACTACGCGGAAGCCGAAGAAGAAGGCGAATTTGCCTATAAATCTACGGAAATAAAAGTTGATTTTCCGGGAATGGACACTCGTCGCGGCCCAGTAGTCTACGATAAAACATTTACCCAGTCCGTAACCAGCGAAGAGATGGAAGTTAAGGCAACGCTTCCTACGCTGACATTCTGCATATACGGAAAGGAGACGAGCACCGTGCCAAGAGGTGTAGAAAGATATACTAAATGGTTCGACAGCAATCACTTGGAGTACGCTGAGCTGAATGTGTATGTCCTCTCTGAGTCCAATCAGGTGGTATTCTCGAAAGCGTTGAATGCGCTAACTGATATGGAATACACCGATGCAAGAGGTGAAGTTCAGAACGAAGGCAAGAGTAAGTTTGAGATTCAGTTGCCGATGGGTAAGTATCGAGTCCGGACATCTGTATCTTTCAAGTGCACAACCAACCCCGGAAGCAACCAGCACTACTACATGGCGGTTACTACTGGGCGATTCAGTGCGGCTCCGGCCGAAGGTGTGGGCCCATATCGCCAAGTCTTTGACATATGGATCAAAGACATCTGGGGAGAGACTGGCTCCATTGTAGACGTGTGGTGGCCGAAGATCGGTCAGCGCGAGGCAACAGTCATGTTCTCCGACGGGTTGCTGGCCGGAGAGGACTACGAATTTGTTATCGCCAAAGACCCGACGCTCGGCAACCCAGAGGCCAAAGACCCTGAAACTGGCGACTACTGGTGTATCTGGGAGGACGACTCCAAGCAGATCGAAACGGTGGACGAGGAGGGGAATACTATTACGGTTAAATCCAAGTATCGGCTGTCGCTTATCAAATCGGACGCCGAGCTTCGCGCCTCCGGCCTCATGCTCCCCAACACAAAGCAGAACGCTAAGCCGGGAGACCACTTCTTCCTTATCAACATCGAAATGCCCCATCAGTATGTGTTGTGGGCCGAGGATAAGTTGCAGGACTACCTCGAAGTGGAACTGGATCGCGTCGATGACGAGAATCCAACCTTCTCCGCCAAGCCGAGCGCGATATTCTGCGAAAGTTTTGAAGAGCGCGAGAAACTCCGGCCGGGAACGAAGATACGATTACACAACAACCAACTTATCGGCGAGACCGATCTGGTGCTGTATATCAATAACCTGACCATTGCCTATAAGGAGGGCAAACTCCTCCCCGAATGGACTATCACGGTGTCGGAGGAGATGGTAGCGAGTAAGACCTCTACGTCGGCCATACAAGGCGAAATTCGGCGCCTTGGCTCCAACATCATGTCATCCTCCCAAATCGTTGCTGAGGCCGCCAAAACGTTCGAAACGCTGTTTCTGCGCAAGGATGGAATTGCGGCCCGCTCGTACTCTCCGACGCACTTTACGGCCGAGGTTACATTCGCCGACACGACCATGAGCGACAACTTCCGGCAAGGAGGCTTCGGGGGCTCTGGGTGGGGGATGTACAAGAACCCGGACGGTAGCTCTGTATTCGAGGTAGATCACCTCTTCGTTCGTCGCAAGATGAACGTGAACGAAATCGTTATCAATCAGATAACAGCGATAGGCGGCAAGCAGGTGTTGACCAGTGCCTCCGGAACTATTTCGGAAGTTGAGGACATCGGAGAGGCATGGCGATGCTATCTGGAGCAGACCGACGGAAAGCAGACGAATGAGTTTGTGGTCGGCGACCAAGCCTACTCTCAGATGATCGGTGACATCGACGAATCGACGCTGGAGAACGTCTTCTACTGGCGCAAGGTTGTCGGTATAGGTATCAACTATATCGACCTTTCCAAGACCGATGCGGCCACCAATAGCAACGAACCGCATGTCGGAGACAACGTGGTTCAACTTGGAAACCCGACCGATACATCGCGGCAGTCGGCCATAGTCATAGATGTTTCCCGAGAAGGCGGTGCTCTGATGACATGGCTCGATGACATCACTGGCTACAACCTTACAGCCAAGGACAGCATCAACCTCGGCCGGATCGAAGGCAAGACGTGGGCCGAGGTCTTCGGCAACCTCTACGTCGGCAACCGAGAGCGCACCAAGTACCTCAAGTACGAGTCTCTCGCCGACGGCAAGAACGAGCTCTCCTTCGTTGGAGACGTAATCCGGGCCGCGGCAGAGGAGGCATACTTTCAGGGTAGCTTCATCGCTCAGGGGTACATCGGGGTAGGGTCCGAGACCAAGGTCGAGAGCGTACTGGTCGGCATGACGGCAGAAGATGCCGACGTGCCCTCCGGTGTGGCGGCCAGCGAAGGCCAGATTCGGTTCTGGGCCGGAAAGCCGTTCTCCGAGCGGTACGATGCGCCGACGAAGATTCTGGAGGGCGGGAAGCTAATATCCAGTGAAGCTGAGATCAAAGGCGAAATAGTAGCCGAAAGCGGCTCGATAGGCGGATTCCAAATCGGAGATGGGCGTATAGGAAGCATATCCGGTCCCAATGACCCTGGTCCCAATAACGGGATGTCGTTGTATGATTCGTTTATCAAGTTTTCCGAAAAGTCATCTAATCCTATTGTAGATGTAAACGTTTTCATGGGAACCAACGTGTTCCCCGCAACGACGGGTGCAACCTGCATGGCTCGCTTTGAGAGTTGGAGGGATGATAACTTATTTGGATATAACATCGGGCTTCTTATAGATGTACGAGGAGGTCAGCAAAACGAGGCAATACGCATCGAAAATGGGTACGTCTCAGGTTTAGCCTATAAAACGCTAAGGGTTAGCGCCTCTACGACGATAGACCATAGCGTGATGTATGTGTCTTGTTATAATACATCGGAAATAACGATAACATTACCAGCGGTCGTGCCGGGAGGAGCCGAGGGCAATTTTGTTATCGTGCGCCGCAATAATTCGGCCAATGTTAAGGTGAATGGAAATGGGGCACAGATATTAAGAGGTTCTGCTTCATTAGAAACAAGCGTTGGAGAAGGTTTGGGAGACGCCGCACTGTTTCTATGGGATGGACAATACTGGCTCTACAACCACATGATGCGATAGCGAAAGGGACTCCAACGGGTCCCTTTTTACTATCATTCGTTATCGGTATTCCGATAACGATATTATAGCCGAAATGAATCTCCGTTTCGGGAGAGGGTTAGGCAGTTATGTTGCGTTATGATGGAGTCGCGAATCGCGAGGTCATCACTAAGCATCATATATCAAATCACGGGTAGCTCGGGTGGAGGAATGGAGGCACTGTGGACTCCTACGGAAGCAACTTATGTCATGGTTAACTCCGATGCGGGCAATGGGGACCCAGTACAAATTAATCTTACAAGAGCACTCAAAGCAACAGATAGAGTGTTGATCACATGGCGTAAACAAAATACCTCCTATTTAGGTATAGACGTTCCAGGTCAAGCTATTATTAATCCAAACGCATATGGGCATGATGTGTTCTTGGAATTAGTAGAAAATTTCGTCACTCCGAGTGAATATTATGGACTTTTCCTTGATCAAAGTACAACCGAAGCTGGGTCGGAGGCTCTTTTATTTTCGGCTGTATCATTGGGCGGTAGTACTTATGGCCCTCAATACCTTATAACGGGAATATACAACATTTCAGGCAAGTAATTGAAAAGCCCCTCAAAACGAGGGGCTTTGCTTTGCTATCCAAGTATAAGGATATGCCTGAGATACACCTGTAGGCCGGGATAACCGTCTAATAATTCGGATGTACATTGGAAATCAAGAGTTCCTGTTGCATTACGTTTAACGTTTATTGCGCCATTGGAGAGGGTTGAGCCATCAAGGAATCCCGCAATTGTTCTCCATGAATTGTTCGCCGGATTTAAATCGTAATATGCTACCACATTTCCAGACGGACTAAATCGCCCATCGCCGTCGGCTATTTCGAAACAAAGCATTAATGTGACCTCGGTCGTTAATTGTGCTAATTCGGTAGATGTATAGGTGGTTGTTTCGCTGCCTTGGTTGAGTTCTACATCCAATCCTGGTAGCTTTTTTACACCCGAGCCGCCGCCTAATTCTGTCCATGTAGTAGTAGTTCCGTTCGTCGAGCCAGAGAAAGTACGGCTACCATCAGCCGTTTGGAGTAGATAGGTGTACGAATTTGTCAAAGTGTTCTTGATACAATGCCCGTAAAAGGCCGTACCAGTAACGCCCGAAGGTAGTCCAGTGGCGTTGGCTAAAGCATATACGATCAAGCCTTGACCTGCGCTCAAGTTTCGTATGACTGCATTCGTTGGGGCTACGAAGTTAGTCACCATCACTTTTTGCGCCGCTTGACCTACCATGGCGATGCTTACTCCCATCATATCCACGGCCCCGGTTGTTGCGTCAACAGCGATGCGTTGCAGTGTACCGCCTAACGTTGCGCCAGTATCTACCGAAGGACAGACGAAGACATATTGATCAGTTTTATCGTTGTCTTGAGATCGGATAAAGTCTAACTGACCGTAGTCTGCCTGATCGGGGGTACTGAATACCATGCGGAAGATATCGGCAACCTTGACTAATTTCAAATCGCCGGTCGGTACGTTGTTAGCCCCCTCTCCGTATGTGAATTCGTACACCGAGGCTTCGATTCCTGTGGGAGTGCCAAGAATACTCCAGTTAGTAGCGTAAATGCTCGCAGACTGGTAAGTATACAGATACGAACGTTTATAAGTATTGATTGAAGTAGAGGTACCAACGTATTTAATCGACAAAGCAGAAATTTTTACAGCATAGCCTACCAAAGCCGAGCCAGGTCCGTTAGCGGCGTCAACGGCGCTCGTAAATGTGAACATCTCGCCAACGGCAATATCACCCATCGCGCCATTGCTGAAAGTGTTACTCTTAAAATCAGTAACCGTCAGATATTTCATGGCGCTGCCGCCGCTTCCGGCCCACTCCATCGTTACACCCAGATCACCCCAGTCGCCAGAAGCGGTCGAGTGCAATTTCGTGATGATTGCTTCGTCTGTCAGAGTTTGGAGTGTAGGCCACGCCATAGCGACACTGGACGAAGGAATGACGCGGATGTAGTCGTTGGTCAGGTGGAAAATCTGAAGACCGTTCGTACCCTGCGTTTCGGCATTCGCTCCCTGAACGATATTAACGATGAAGGCCAACTCCGGTTTCCCGGATGCTCCCGTGGCGGGATTGCCGGACACGATACGCAGGCGGCCCACGTTTGCGGCGGCAGTCAGCATCTTGAGCATACCGAGGATTGTGGTCTTGTTATCGACGAATTTGAGGCTGGAGTTCGTGGGAAGATCACCCATATTTGGGTTCTGCGCGGCGGCGGCGAAGGGAGTCTTTGTTCCGCCAGTTTTAACCGCGGCGATCCAGTTAGCATCCGTCACGGAATCCGGGCTTGCCTGCGTCCACTGCGAGCGGGTGTAGATAGCCGCTTCGTTCACGTTGATGACGAATCCGCTGGCTGAGGTTCCGTTCCAGCAAACCATTCCGGTCTGGTCGGCGCCATCGCTGACGATCTTGACCTTACCGGAGCCCACCATCGCGTACAACGACTGAATGGCCGCCAGCAACGTGGTGTTGGCGGTGATCGCGGGTTTTCCGGCCGTAAGTGCGGTGAACCCCTTGAGGATTACATCCTTGGGATCAAGGTTGGAAACCGCGTCTTTCGCGGCCTGCGTTGCCTCGGCAATAAAGAGGCTGGCGGCGACACGATACGGCTCACCCGTATCTCCGGTGTCGCAAAGGACGTGCATCCCTTCGAGAGTCTCGGAGATGGGAACGTTCAAAATGTTTTCTTCTCTTGCGGCCATATTGTTTAAACGTTTGTTTGCTCTGCGGGCATGAGCGGTTTGTATTCCGGGAGGATGTCTTGAATCAGCATAGCCTTGCGCTCCATCTCTCCCTTGATATTGGCGAGAATGGCAGGATTGGTCACGGTATCGAAGAACTCCGCGTACAGCGCTCCAATCCAGTCTCCGTCGGCATCGGTGAGGCGACGGAAGAAGAGACTCCGAACTCCCCGGCGGTGTGCTTCCGCGTAAACCTTCTTGTCCTTGATATTCTCGATGTCTGTGTATATCATCCAGCCCTCAGCGCTGAGCCGGGAAACAAAGTTGCTCCACTCGGCCATGCGCTTGAACTGAAACTCTCGCTTGCATGATTGTATGCCGCTGTCCGGCTCTACAATCTCGAACGAACATGAGAAGTATTGCTTATGACTCAACGGGTGAGGCTGTAAAATTCCGACCCGTTGTGCGCTCATTCGAAACATGCTCTTCCATAGATAACCGTAGATGCTGGAATACACGGTGCTCAACCGAGCCTTCATATATCCCTGCCTCTCGTCGGTTTCACGCCGAAGGCGTTCCAGTTCGATGTCATAGCGCTTCTCGGCGCGTTTCACTTTGGAGTTCACGATAGGAAGGATGATCCCCGAGAACCCGGCCAATGCCGTAAGGAAGACGGCGATCCCTTCCCAATTAATCTCCATTGAATACTATTTTTGCCCCGTCGTAAATGGGGATTTTTCCGTTGTAAACGAGAACAATGCCGTTGTAACGATCCTGTGTCACCGTGAGCGATTCGTAGAAACCGTCCTCGTTGTAGAAGCGTACCTCTCCCGTCCTTTCTTGCTTGGTGAGGTTTTCAGACACGGAAATTCCAACGGACTGAGTACCGCCACCCCCACTGCTGGGGGTGACAGTAACCCAATCCGGCTTGGAATTTACGCTCCACGCTACACGACTTGTAAGCTGGATCGTTGCCATACGCTACGCGGCCTTCACGGTTCCGTCGGCGTTGAATGCCAGCGTGCTCGGGCTGAGCGACAGCGACGATTCAGCCGAATCCTGCGAAATAGCGATGGTCTTGGAAACGCCACCTTTCGTAGTGACCGTTACCGTTGCGGTACGAGCGTCAGCGCGGGGGTTGACATCGACGGTGATGTTGATTTCGCCGTTGCCATCACCCGACTTCTTGTCGGAGTGAACCCACGTTGCCTCACTGGGAATGGAGACGGTCCACGAGTCGTTGGCGGTTACTGTTACTCTTGCCATTGTTCAGACTGTTTTTGATTTGACCTTCTGCGGTAAAATGCAGGGCACTCGGACTTAGAGTTATCTCCTCCGGCTCAGGAGGAGTGGGCTCGACCTTCTTGACGGGCCAACCCCACATTCGCTGGAAGTAGAATGATCTATGTATTTGTGCCATAACAACTTACCTTATCGATACAAATTTAATAAAAATACCCCCCCCCTCCAATGCTTCGGTATGGTAAAATTTATAAATAGTTGTAGCTCAATACTTTTATTTGCAAATATACGAAAAATACCCCCCCCCCTACCAAACTTTGATAAACTTTTTTGCGAGAGCGAGCAAAACCAGCAATAAACAAGCACCCATCGCCCATCCCCCGACATCCATTCGGAATTTTTGCCACCGAGTAAGCGGAGTCAGTACGGCATAGGGTTCCCGCTTCGTTATCGTGACGATCCGGGTCTCCTTCTCGCTGGTATCTATCACTGGGATGTCAGCCTTGGGAAGCGAATCCTGCCGATTCTGGAGTTTATGCCAGAGCATGCCATTCCGGATTCCGGCCCAGCTATCGGCTACGGATGTTCGAAGATGCGACGTAGTGTCGGGCGTGATGATCTCTCGTACTTCGCCGGGAACTGGGACTTCGACCCGAACATACCGGATCGTCTCCTTATACTCGGTGTGAGTACTGTCGGCCCGGTCTTCGCTGGGCTCGGGAAGAGACGCCGAAGGCATGCGGCAACACGACGCGAGTAGGAAGAGTAGCAGGACCCCGAAATACTTCGCCTTCCATGCTATCAGATCGGCCAGTTTCGTAGCGATCAGGCCCGGCTCGTCATGTCGGCCGCCGCCAGTATAGTTAGGGACCCCTCCGCGGCGATTTGCGTCGCGTTCGGTATAAAAGTGGTAGTAGGACCCATGATTATGGAACAAGCAGTGTAATCCGCTCGGAATGGCGAATACGAGCAACCATAACCAACCCCACGCCCGAGATTGCAACACATGGCCGAACTCGTGGTCGTAGGTGGGCTCGTTGGTTATGTATTTCGGACTCAGGAAAACGAAGGAACCCATCGTGAACGCTCCTTTGACTTTGGGTGAGGCGAAGAACACGGCCCCGTTCTGTCGAAGGATCGCGCGGTGGTTCGTAAACAGCAGGCACCAGAGTGCCCCGATGATCTCCTGCGGCAACTGCCAGATCGTTAAAATGATTCGCATGAACATGGTTACACAATTTTAATGGTGATGGGTTCCTTCCGGCCCTGGGCCTCCTTGAGAATCCGGACCAGTTCCCTCTCATAGGGCGTCGAGTTGATGACCTTCCCCTTGACTTTGTTCTCACCGACCAAGATACATCCGGCCGAATCTTCGGCTGTGTTCCCGCGGTGGATTAGGATGCCCTCGAAGTGCTTCACGTTCTGCAAACGAGGGAGCTCCCGCTTGAACTTCGGAGAGTAGTCCACCACTATGTCGTAGGTGCCGTAGGGGATAGCGGTCTCCGCGTACACCTTCTTCTCGTCGCCGTCGAAGACTCCGTTCTTGTTCAGGTCGCGCACCTTGTCCTCCAAGGTATCGCAGAATTTCTTGCCGTCGATTGAGAGAGAGCCAATCGTATAGCTCTCTCCCAAAAAACGCCTTTTAAGTTCTAACTTCATAATTATCAGCTATTTACGTTAATTGCCTTGGCTCCCACCTTCGATCCGAGCGGTGCGACTACCGATCCGATGTCGTCGGCCATCTGTTCCGTCGCCGTAGCGATGCGGCCCGTGTCGCTCTTGATTCCACGAAGGAGCTCCATTGATTCTGTCTGGGAAGCCATCAGCGTCGGGATCAGCCCGGCCGTCTCTTCGGTTCCCATGATAAGTTCGTTCCATCCGGTCAGGATCGCATTGATTGACACAACCTGATCGTACTGGGCCACCTGATAGTAGATCATCGAGTTCGCGGCCGCGGCCAGTACCAGTGCCGTGTCCTCGGTCAACGAGCCGACTGCCTTCGAAATACCAGTCAGATTGGATTCTCCGCCGCTCGGTAGATACTGCTCGAAATCGCCCCAAAATTCACCAAGATAAGCCTTTAGCGCTTCTCGTAAGTCTTCGAACGGGAACTGCTCCAGCGTCGGTAACTCGTCTTCGGATAAACCGTTTAAACGACGAGTTTCTTCTATGAAGCTGTCTAATATTCTCTCGACGCCCGGCATGATAAACTTCGCCGTAGCCAGTTCGAGGATCATCTTGTCCACCATCTCGTCCACAGTCTCGTTCCACGCTTCCTTGGCGGAGAGGCTACCGTCTTTCACTCCGTCGTAGATCGCCTGAGCGAGATCGGAGGAGAAGGTCTTGAAGTCGGTTCCGTAGAATGATTCCACCAACTCGCGGCGGTTATCGGCGATCTGCTGGCCGATCTCCTCGATTTGTCGCTCCATATCATCGACTCTGCCCTGATCGAAGTCCTTGTCCTTCTTCTGATACTCAAGACGGATTTGCTTACGAAGCTCTTCCTGCTGTCGAAGGAGATTCTGAGTCTGTTCTCTTGCTACCTTATTTATATCAGAGGTGGAATAGACTCGATCCATCGCTCTCTCCAAATCCTTATAAGCGTTCTCCAGCTTCCTGACGGCACGTTCCGATGCTTCCTGCTCCTCCTTGATTCGACGCTGTTGAGCACTAAATATGGCAAGTATGCCACCCAAAACGGCCGCCGCCGCCAGAAGAGGTAACATTGTAGTCATCAGTGTTTTAGCCGTAGCATCAGTGATAGCTAAAACCACATTGACCAGAGCAATGCCTGCTTGAAGCACTTGGAATCCCTTTTGGATGTCTTGAATGGCGGCAGATGCTTCCTTACCAAATGCACCGCCAAAAACGTCGTTGAATACCCCTATGGCATTGTTAACTTCGCCTATTCCGGCTGATACTTGCCCGAGAAATTTATCCATTCGACTTAACGCCACCCTTGTTTTGGTAAACCCGGTCTGGACCTTGTACTCGGCCGCGGCCAAATCTTCAACCGCCTGCTGGGTGTTTTTGACAGCATCCCGATTCTGACGCTCAAGATCGTTGATCCGCTGGAGTATCGTAGCCCTCTCCTCGTCGGTTCCGGCCTGAGACATCTGGAGCCGGAGAATCGCAATCTCGGAAGCGTTTCGCTTCTCGATCTCCGCCTGCGCCGCCCGCGCCGCCGCGAGATTCGCTTCGGCCGCCTGAACCTCTCGGGTTCCGGTCAGAATGTCATTTATTCCCTCCTTGATTGCCGCGAAGGGACTGCGCTCCCACGACTGCTCCTCAAGGTTCTGAATGATCCTCACGACCTCTCGGAGTTGTGTCGGGTCCAAATCGTTTTTGGACGCCTCATAGAAGTTCTTCATCATGGAGGTGAGGTTCCCCAGCGTCTTGGTACCGACGCGATCCAAGTCACCAAATGCCTGAGCGAACATTTCGAGGTTCTTGATCTCGTCGAGATTCACTCCTGCGATCTGCCTGCGCTCGGATTTATTCACGGCCTCAACTCCCTGAGTCTTCTGGTCGGGAGTGAGTATCGTACTGGACTCGATCCGCGCCCGCTCCTCAGCCGCTTTCGCGGCGATAATGTTTCGCCGCTTCTCATAGTCCCCGAACTTCTGGACGCTTTCGGCCATCTTCTTGACCGTTTCCTGCTCGTAGTTGAAGTAGGCGTTCATAGCCGACTTCGCCGAAGTTTGAACGGTCTCCGGGAGCTCCTTGATCGCGGCCTGCACCTTCTTGATGTCGAGTACTGTCTTGTTGCCCGCTTCGTCCGTGGCGAAGAGAGTGTCCCAGTCGATTAGGCCGCCGCTTTTGGTCTGGTATGTCGTCAGCGTCTTCTTGAGTTGCTCGCGCAATTTGCTGAACACATCCAGTGTGTCGAGGCCCGTAGTCGAAGTGGTGATCTGGGCCGCGAAGTTCATATCTCCGGTAGCCGCTAAAATCGACTCGTACATCTTCTTAGCCTCGTTCTGGAGCGAGATGTCGTTTGCCAGACGCTTGAGGTCCTTCTCGATCCCCTCCTTGAGTGCGTTGTAGGAGGTGTCGGAGACATCCATATTGAACTTGAGGGCCGCGTTCTTGTCGTTGAGTTGTTTCTGAGCATACTCGGCCGCCTTCTTGAGTTGCGCCACCAGTTCCTCCGGAGTCAGCGCGAGCGACGGAGTGAGGAAGTTGAAGTTCTTCGCCAGATCGCCGTACAGCTTCTCTACGTCGCTGGCGGCCAAGGCATCACCCCGGACCTTCTTGAGAGACTGGTAGCGGCTGTATGCCTCCTTGAGAACCTTCACTTCGCCTTCGAGGGCCTGCGTCCGATCCTTGATTGTTTTGGTTGCCTGCTTCTTATCGAGTTCTATGCCATACTCTTTGGCAATATCCCTGAGCAGTTTCAAGACCTTCTCGGATTCGGTTAAGTCCTTGGTGAACTCTTTTTGACCCGCATTTACAGCGTTGGATAGATTGTCATACGTCTCCTTTGCCGTCTTGTACTGCTTGATAAGACCATCGACGCCTTCGTCGTACCGAGTGTTGGGCTTGATCGCCGATCCAAGGGCATCAGCAAATCGCTTCCGCCAGCCCTTCAACTCTTCTTCTCCCTTGCTTAGAACCCGTGATATGTCTGTAAGACCAAACACATTCAGCAAAATCTCGTTCATCTCCGGGCCAGCGCCTTTGAACTCTTCACGCATAGCCTCGACGCCTTTTTTAGCGAAACTGCGAAGGAGTTCCTGAAAATCTTTTGCATCCTCCGGCTTTAAGCCGAAGGTTTTTAAGTCGCTCCAGTCGATAACCTGCCCCCTAAACTCCTTGTACTGGGACTGAATACGATACCAGAACCTATCAGCCGCATCGGATGCGTTCTGAAAGACCCTAACAGTGTTTCCGATGTTTTGATTAAGGGTTTTGAAATCAAAGATACCCGACGATTGGTATTTTTGAAGGTCCTTAAAATAGGAGAGTAGTACCTGAATACGTTCAGCGTAGGATGCTCCGGAACGCTCCATTGCATCCATATCTTTTCGTAAATTGTTTAGGAGTACATTTTCGTTGTGAACCCCATCAGCAAGCAACCTTCCAAGCTCTGAACTAATGGAGCTCATGTTGGACTTATATTTGGAGGCCAACTTGTCGATGTTCTGCATCCATCCGGGACCGGAGGCTTGTAGGGCCCCACTAAACAGCGTTGGGTTTGATGCGGTGATGCTGAGAGTTTCTTGGTACAGATCAGCTAACCGAACCAGTTCGCGCATGCGATCAGCTTCATCAGATATTCCTACGACTCGCTGTTTTATCAGTTTAGCAATCTCTTCATTACGGGATAACATCTCCGTGAGGCGCTCGTTGATCTCCCTATGCTTATCAGAGTTGCTCTCCAATCCTGATAACTGGTCTTTGTATATCCGCTGGATGGCAGAATACTCCTCTTTGAATGCAGACAGAGATTCCTTGGCCGATTGAGTCATCTTCTCGTTTGCATCCTTATACATATCAGTATGCTTATTGAGGGCGCGAAACGCAGATATTACGGCGGCAAGTCCCGCAAAAGCGATAGTAAGAGGGTTGTTAATAAGCGAGGCCCATAGGGCTTTCAGATTAACAACTAACTTCCCGATAGTGCTCGAAAACAATAGAACTACTCGTTGGGTTTTGGTGGTAGCGGCGGCATATAATACCTCCGCCTTAGTCATCATTCCAAGTTGTGCGAGTCGAAGGCCCTCAGCTTTGTTTAATTTACCGAGAGCGAGGAGTCGAAGGGCCAACTCCCTTGCGGCTGGGTTGTTAACTCCCATTTGAGCGATCTCCGCGGCGGTAAGCCGATTGGTAGTAGCAATCAGCCTAAGTTCTTCGGTAGTAAGCAGACGATAGTTGCTGGCCTGAATCAACTGCGCCGCGGCTTTCTTCTTATCGGTCAGGATGGACTTGGCAGTTGCCGCTTCTGCTCCGTATACGGCGCTCCCATAGGCCACGGCCGCTACTTTACCTGCGGCCCATATTCCAACGAGGTTGGTGCCTACGGATAGGATTGTCTCCAGATTTTTTGACATCGAAACAAGCAGGTGTCCGGCCGCTTTAAGAGCTCCCAGTTGCGAGTCTCCGACACGATAAAACGCCTGCTGAATATTGTCGGTGAGCTTTTGATAGATACCGTACAGAGTATTCGCCTGCTTCTGTTGCATATCATAGAATATGCCCCCCTTGTTGGTCATGTCTTCGAAAATATCAGCAACCATTTCGAAGGGAACCTGACGCTTGGAGATAAGGTCGAATACTTCTGAAGTGTCAACTACTCTATTTTTCAGTAATGTAAACTTATCTGCGAGAAGCTGGATTAACGGAATACCGGCCTCGGTAAACTGACGGACCTCCTGACCACGAAGCACCGAGGCGGCCCGGACTTGACCATAAGCAAGAATCAATCGACTCATATCCACGCCGAGACCAGCCGACACGTCGGCCAGACGCTTCGTAGTATCGAAGAGCTTGTCGGTCTCGATTCTATACGCTGACAACTGTTTGGTGTAGCTGAGGAGCTCCTTCGCAGTAAACGGAGACTCGATAGCCAGTTCAAGAGTCTGGCCGAAGAGTTTATCGGCCTTCTCCTTGTCCTGAATCATCGCCTGCAACGAGATACGCTGGAGCTCGAAATCGGCCGTCGTCTTACGGATGTTGTCTACCAGTCGCCATGCCCCCAAAATCGAGAGGTACTGATTCAGGAATTGAGGCATGCCGTTCAGAATCCCCTTCTGGGTAGCCAACGCCGAGTTTTGCGATTTAATGGCCCCAAGACTTCGGTTCCGAGCATTCGTAAGCGACTCCTCGGCCTTCTGAACCCGGAGTTTTACCAGCGCCGCCTGATCCTCAAGCGTCTTCTGCTGGAGGAGAGCCTTATTTTCTCGGGTTACGGCAAGAGCATTATTGCTACGCTGTTGAGCAAGATTTTTGGCGGCAATAGCTCGCTGGGTAGTAATCTTCTCTTCGGCCAGCGCCGTGGCCGCTACGTCCTTGGCTGACTTAATGTTGAGCGCTTGGATGCGTTCGAGTATCTTCTGGAGCGTCGTGAGTTCACGGGTCAGCGAAGAGATCGCATCTTTGGTCTCCGGCGTGATAGGCTCGATTTTGAGGTCTTTCAGGCGGTTTACGACGCTTTCCAAGTTGTCGAGACTCTTGGTACTCGGCATCTTGAAAGTCAGGCTTATTTCGGCCTTGAGAGCCTTTTCTATCTCTGCCTTCTTGGCCTGCCACTCCTTGTCGATCTCCTCGATGTTGAAGTTGAAGCCTACTGGGATTATAAGTTTATCGTCAGCCATGTGTTACTTTTTTTGCGTTTTTCGACGGATATAATCGGCCATCTGCTCTTCGGTTATCTTGCCCTGCTGGAAGAGCTTCTGCATGTATCGCTCTCCGGCCTTCCGGTTCATCTCTATCAGGTCCTTGTCGGTGTACTTGCTCGGCTTTCCGTTGCCGGGCGTCACCTTCCCGCCCTTCGGTTTCTTCCGGAGACCGGACTTGTCGGCCAGCATGATCGTCTGTTTCACCATGCTATCCACGAACCAGTAGCGATACCAAGTAAATAGGTTCATGTTGCCGTATAGCGTCACGATCAGGTCCGTTCGGGCTCCGATGCGTGTTTTTGAGCTATACTCTTCGTACTTGCTTTTGTCATCTCTACTGTCAGCATGTTGTTGGCTTGCAGGGATGCCATATTGCGAAAAAAAAAGCCGACCTCCTCACTGTTCAGGGCATTCTCCAGAATCCCGGCGTAGTCTGCCTGATTACCGAATAAATGCAGGTATCGCCAGTAAATCCAGTGGAACAGCCATACCTTCACCGGATGGGCGAGGATCAGAAGGCTCAGGCACTTAGGAACCATCTTGCGGTTCATGGCGATAGCCTTCAAGGTCTCTCCGGGCGTGTCCTCGCGTGTAACGGCGGTATACTCGCACTTCGAGACAAGTTTTGACAATTTTTCAGCCACATAGTTCGTCAGTCTACGGGTTTTGTATTTCTTGCCGTTAACGTAGAACTCGAAGGGAGCGTTGTCGTCGAGTTGCCCCTGCAACATCGCGGCCCGAGCCTCTGCCCGTTCGTTGGCATTTTGGAATATATTCATTCTGATTAGCTTTCTTTAAAAAAGGGGCGAGCGTCAAAACACCCGCCCCCTTTCGGTGATACTTTGTTCGCTACTTCGACTCGGTGGTCGAAGCTTTGGCAGCACGACCTGCGACCGACGATCCGTTCTTCCCGATGAAGAGGTAGATGTAGTCCTCAGTGTCCTTGTCCTGACTCTTCGTCGCCGAAGCGTTGACGTGGATGTTGAAGAGCTCCGTCGAAGCACCTTCGCCTTGGAAACGCGAGGAAATCTTGCAGTTCGGGTACACCAGCGAGTCCCAGAAGCCCTCCTCGAAACGGAGGCGGACCATGCAGTTCTCGATGACGGCCAGCTTCTTGCCAGCGCCCAGAACCTTGCGATCCTTAACGAAGGCGCCAGAGTCAGCGGTCAGCGTGAGCACGTCCATCTGGAGAAGGTTGGTGCAAATCTCTTCGGCCACGTTTGCGAGGTCGCCCTCGAAGCCGTAGGTGCCGTCGGTGGTCGTGGAGATGATCTCCTGACCGTTCTCGTACTTGTGCGAGGTGATCTCCATCTCGTCGCCAGTGAACGAGAACGTGCCCTCGCGGAAGCCACCTACCTCAGACCACTGATCGGCCGTGATGGTCGAAAGCGTAGCGGCATCGCTTGCCGGACGCTGGTAGATGTCGAACCATGTGATTCCAGATACATACTGGAACTGTTCTGCTAATTTAGCCATAGTTGTGAATTATTTTGTGTTTGTTTTTCGATTTATCCCGCCATCCGGACGAGAAGATTTACGAGCTTGGTTGAGTAATTGGCAACGAGTGTCTTACCTTCGTATAGTACGCTTTGGTTCAGGACGGTTCCCGGAATTTTGAGAGCCTCGTCCAACTGCGACATGACGGCGGCCTGCCTTGCGGCATTAGCGGCGCCCGTAGACAACAGCCGGATGTAGACCCCTACGATCACGTTCGCTTCGAAAAGATCGGAGCTCGTGGTCATCCGGTTTACGGTTCCGTTGAGCGTCACCGTGATGTAAGCGTCGGGCCAGTCGGACGTAGGGACATCCTGCGCCGTAAATGCAGGGATGGAGACCAAGCCGCTGTTATTAATAGCGTCCCTGATCTTTTCCGCGGCTGTCAACTCTGATAATTTCATCACGACATTAATTTCGCATTCAACAAAAATTGCTGAGTGAGATATGGTACGATGTCTTCACTCCACCATCCTATTCCGCGCTTCGGCATGCCGTCGGCGCGTTGAGTACCAAGTCCGGCTTCAACGGAGTAGGCGTAGGGCGCGGAGCTTACCAACACCATCACATACTTACCCGCCGTCCGAGCGTCGGTTGCGGCAAGAGTAGCATTCAAGAGTTTTTGCCCGTTGACTACCGTTTTCTGACCCTTGTAGGTCACGGTTCGCTGGGAGGCCGGGTAGTTCGGGTTATCAACCCACTGCACCATTCGGCCGTTCTTGAATATTCCAATTCCCGTACTTGCGGTCAGTGTCCCGGTCTGATTCTGGAAGAGCACGTCTTCCCTCATAAGTTTGTCGAAAATGCTCAAAGCGACCTTCTGAAAGACGTTCTGTATGCGAGTGTCGAGATACTCTTCTGCATACTTTGTAAACACCTTCTTGAAATTGTCCTTTTTAGCCATTTTGATCGTCTCCCTTATTGAGCCATACCGTAACCCCACCTACATCGGGATCGGCCACCGCTTCGGCCTCCAAAGCCAAAAAACGGATAATCCGAGAGTTCTCCACCGTGACTACCACTTCATCGTTCGTCCGAACGTCTACTAACGAATCGGGAATGATGATAAGCGGAGAGGATAGGTAGTGACCTTCACGGATGCTGGTGTTGCCACCGGAGTTGCCCCGTTGCAGGCCGCACTCACCCTCGTATACCACGCTGAAAACCTCCTCGAAAGTTTCGGGATCAGTCTTGCCAGTACCGCGCCGAATAACGCAGGTGTGCGGATAGAAGTTAAAAGCACCATCCATTGCCGTTCACCGTTGATCCGGCCCACAGCCCGGAAGCATCGTAAATCTCAGCCTCTTCGGGCGTAGCTTCGCCGTACTTTTTGTAGATAATATTTGCCAAAGAACGCCAGTATTCCCGGTCTCCCTCCGCAACCTGAATCTGGCCCTCCGTGTAGCGGCGGTTGCCCATTTGTTTCGA